CCTCTCGGGGCTCCCTATCGGATACTATCCGGTTGGTAATAGTCCTACAGGAAATCTGTCCCTGTAGTTCTATCGTCTCTCTTTGTAACTTAGGAGCTTCCCCGTGAGGGGTCCCTCCTTAATACAAAGTCTAGTCTTCAGCTACCATTGAACATGGCTCACTGAAGTAAAACCTTGAGTCACACGTTCTAATCACCTAAGGGAGTTTGTTTATGAAAGACTTTAAGAGAACGCCGGTGGCTTGCGCCGCTGCCAGTACTTTTGGCCTCGGCGCTTACACCATCTACTCTGGAGTCGATCAAATTTCCAGCTCCAAGGTGAAAGCTACTGTTGATGCTTATTACAGTAACTTGAACGCGCAAGAGTCTGCCGCTGTTAGTGGCGCTCCTGCTGTAAAGAAGTAATTGTGCCATATCCGGTCATTCTACCGAGACGTCCGCGTAGGGCAAGCGCAAGCTTTACCTATACGGATCCGCCTCTTAGAGATCGGTCTTACTCCTGGAATGCTCACACAGAAGGGAGGGCTGTATACACGATCGATAGCCCGCCGGGCCCGAGTAACTACAATGTTACTCAAACTCGTACGGCTGTACGCTCGGGTGTACGCCTCCCCAACTGGCGTGAAATCATTGACAGGGGCGAGAATGCTACAACGTCGCTTTCTGCTACGTATGATAGCATATGGTATCAATTTGGTACAGCTCGTTTTGTTATGCAGTACAAGCTGGCACCGTTTAACCGTTGGGAAGAGACCGTCATTGGTGCGTTACCCGTTGCAAATGGGCAACTCAACAGGAAGGTCAAAGCTCCAACGATTTCAACTTCTTTTTGTGACAATCAAGCACGTGCGAAATTCTACAAGAAGCTAAGGAAGGAAGCTGTCCAGATGTCTGGACCTACCTTTCTCGGCGAATTGCAAGAAGCTTTGCATATGCTTCGCAGACCTGCTGGTGCTCTCTATGGTCATGCTCGGGACTACTCCAAGGCGATACAACGTGCCAAGAAGAGTGATCCTAAGAATTGGCGACAGAAGCTCAGCGGACTCTGGCTTGAGTACTCTTTTGGGTGGGTCCCCCTCATCTCTGATTGTCAGGATGCGGTTAAGGCATGGAGTCGCTTAGGTGAGAAAAGACCGGGTAAACCAATCTCGGTATCTTTTCAGGCCTATTACGATACACATGCTGACCCTAACTTCGATAATGCGACACTCGCAATAGGTAGTATGCCACATGCATATGTGCATACTGAAGCCTACGCCAGTGAAACGCATACCGTAAGGTACAAAGGAGTTTTAAAACCTCAAGCAGAAATGACAAAGTGGGACGATTGGTCTCTTTTCGGCTTTACGCCGTCCGAGTTCATTCCAACCGCCTGGGAGTTACTTCCTTGGTCATTTCTCGTGGATTACTTCACCAATATTGGTGATATTCTCACTAGCTCTGTTACCGATACGAGTCGTGTGCTCTGGGTCAACAAAACCGTACGTCAGGAGACCATTTATCGTGGTCGAATGACATGCGATGCTGCGAGACTCAGAGCTGCATTTAACTCGAATTGGGACACATCGGTTAGTGGTAATCCAGGTGCGTTCGAACTTAAACGCAAGGTGATCACTCGTTCTGCAAATTCTGGGATCTCTTTACCCAGGTTTCAGTTCGATTTTAATCTATCTGACGGCCAGCTTGGTAACATAGCCGCTTTGATAGGTCAAATGAACACCGTGCATCCCCAAAACCTTCGCCAAAGAAGATAATGATACTTATCTCATACTTTTTTGACGATTTCGAGGATTATTATGTCATTCAATGTTACGTCCCCTATCACGGGGGCTGCGCAGACTGGTTTTACGTCGCCGACCTATACGTTGACAGCAGATAATGCACCCGATAATAACGGGAAGCAAAATGCTGTTACTGCATTGGGCGGCACGCAGACCGGTGTAACTACGCACTCTGTTGCTTCACCCTTTACGTTGACCTTTGTCAGGCCTAAGGTTTTCCGTAGTCTTGGAAAGCCTAATCCTGTTACTGGTCTTGTAAAGGACGTTCCGCGTAATACCTTCAAACTGATCACCCGCAAGGGTGTTCTTCCTTTGGCGGCTCAGCCCTATGCTAACCTGCAGATTACGACAATTATTGACGTACCCGCAGGCTCGGACACGGTTGACCCAGCCAATATTCGAGCCTCGCTTAGCGCGCATATTGGCGCCCTCTCACAGCAGTCAGCCGGTGCTGGTGACACGTGTGTCACTGGAATCATCTGACGTTCTGATTGGGAGCTTTTTGCTCGTTTTGCGCAACCCCGATTTCGGGGGTTACTCGGATCAGGAGGGCTTAATTCTTGGCCCCTCTGATTGAAGGTTGCGGTTCACTGGAGCTACTATGCGTGATTACGCTGGCACATTACCAGTCTTACTCGATCTTGATTTGTATGACGCTGGTTGGAATGGGTCTCTACGACCCTATCCTGGTATCAGTAATCTGCAGTTTGCTATGCAGCATCTTAGAAGATCAATCACTAAGAAACTATGTGGTCGAAATTCAAAAGATGCTGATAAGCGTGCTCTAGACCTTTTTCTTAAGGTGAATGAGCAGTGCAGAACCTGGTCCCTTAGTACTTCCAGCATCACCGAGCCTCAGGCCTTTGCATTACAAGAGTCTAAAGAATTTATCTCTAGATTCTTTGAGAAATATGAACAGGAGTCGGATTGTGTACTACGAATCCTTTCTCTTGGTAAAGTTTCTCAGTGTATCGGCCTTGGGAGCGGAGCCAATATCGGAGCATATAGTAACGACTTTCTTTCGAAAGTCGGTACTTCCGATTTGACTGCTACAAATCAAACACTCTTTCTTTATTATAAAGAGGCGATTCGTGACAATCCTTTATGGTCTGACGTTGAGTCTATCAGATCATTAAATCGGAAAGCCGAAATCGTTCGAGGAAGTCGCTTAAGTTTTGTACCTAAGACGACGGAAATAAGCAGAACCATATGCACTGAGCCTCTTCTGAATATGTTCTTCCAGAAGGGTTTAGCTTCGATTCTTACAAAGCGACTTGAAGAGATAAGTGGTATCAATCTCAGCAGGCAGCCTGTTTTGAATCAGAAACTTGCTCAGCTCGGGTCCAAAGAGGGTAAGTTTGGTACTATCGACTTATCCTCAGCTTCGGACTCGATGTCTCTCGGTTTGGTTAGGGAGTTCTTTCCACCACATGTAGTCTCGTGGCTTGAGATGACTCGCTCTCCATGTACCATCCTTCCAGATGGGACCGAGGTTGAGTTGCATATGGTGTCTTCCATGGGAAATGCTTTCACCTTCCCATTGCAGACACTTTTCTTCTGTAGCTTGGTCTACGGCGCATACAAAAGTCTCGGGATTCATTTCCAGAGACCTAGTAGGCGATCACTTGGCAGCTTCGCCGTTTTTGGCGATGATATAATAGTCAACCATTTGGCTTATAACCATCTGTGTGAACTATTACGTCTGTGCGGCTTTAGTGTTAACGTAGATAAGTCGTTTAACGACGGCTTTTTCCGCGAGTCATGTGGTCACGATTATTATTGTGGCTACAACGTCAGGGGCGTTTATTTAAAACAGCTTACTGACGTGTGTGACTCGTACTCAGCTATCAACAGGCTTAACATCTGGTCGGCGACGCATAGGATACCTTTATGTCGCACTGTCCAATTCCTTCTTAAGGGTAATAGGCTTTTGCCTATCCCTATGGATGAAGTAGACACTGCTGGTATTAAGGTCCATTCGTCGCACTTGAAAAAGAAGGTGTTAGATAAGTTTACTAGCGGTATTCAATACCGTTATATTCATATCAAAGCACAAGCTTTTTCAGTAACAGATGTTGAGCTGCGGCCTCCAAGATTGCGTGGATGGATTAATAACCCACCTGCTGTCTTGTTGGCTGCATTAGCGGGTACGCTTAGGTCTGGCAAGGTCGTTACTCGGGGATTATCCCAGCGATCTACCAGAATTAGGATGAGATATAGTTCACGTTGGGACTATATTCCATCCGAGATGGGCGTAAGCCCATCTTTCGGTGGAGACTGGAAGTTCTTCATCGAGCTAAACCTTAACTTTTCCTAGGTTTGGCACCCAGGCGAAAAATATCAATCGCCTCTCCCGG